AGGAAAATGGTGGGTTGCCAAAATTACATTCAATAGTAGGTTGGTTTGCACCAGAATCTCCAACTTCAAAATGATAAACTCCTGTTCCATTTGATGCAGCTGCAGTAATACTTTTTCCCCCTGAACCAGCAGTTGGGTCTCCAGATGCTTGATAAGTTCCATTAATATGGAAATAAATTTTGTTGTTATCTAAATCTAAAGCACACCCAAGAATATCATTATTGGATATTGCACTATATCCTGTAGATTCACTTGAACCACCATTGTATAATCTACCATCAAAATAATAAGAATAATCATATGCATTGTTACCAGCATATTGATCTGCAACTCCATTACCAATTCCAGCAGTTCCTGAATCCGAAGAAACAAATTTAAATTCTGCATACCATTTTCCTTTAGACACTGCCATTGTAGAAATATAATATGGATATGGTGAGCCACCTTGAGTACTTACAAATTTAAGATTACCTTCTGATAATGCAGTGTTTGAAATACTACCACTACCAAAATGTAAAGGATTAAGTGTACAAAAATTCTCTACACAAGTATCAACAGTTTGATCTACACTTGTTAAATTATTTACAGTAAAATCATTGTTTAGTCCCGATGCATCATTACCTAAATTTGAACTATCTTTAAAATCAAGGTAAAATGAGTTAGTTCCCGCAGAAGCAAATGCACCTATCTTTTTAGGTTTCCAGATTCCTGTTGCAGAGTCAAATTCACCGAATGATGTTGGGTCTAATGCTGTGCCGTCTATAAAAACATATTCTGCAAGATAACCATCTAAAACTCTATTTGAGTTTGAAATTCCTCTACCTATATTAATAACATTTCCAGAAACATTAAATTTAAAATCATAATTTAAACTTGGATACTCATTATCAACTTCTTGTAATAAACCATTTACATATATTTTCACTCTATCACTAGCAGTTGATTGCGTACTATCGCCTTTAATAAAACAATGATACCAAGCACTAGGGTCTCTAAATACTGCGGTAGTTCTGGTATTAAAAACATTTGACCCTGTATATTCACCAACTCTAAATTTTTGATCTCCATCGAAAGCTATTGCATTTTCTGACCCTGCAGAAGTACCAACAGTATCTAATAAATAATGTCCACCAGATTTATCATTTGATTTTTTAACCCAAGCAGAAAAAGTAAATTTTTTAGAATTTGTTGGTGTTGATAATGTTCTACTTAAATAATCAGTACTTCCATTATCAAACCTACATGAATTTTCTATGTCCTGAGGACCTGTTGGCCATTGATTGTTGCCTACATAATTTAAAACATCGTTAGTTCTCCATACACCACTTGCTACTCCTTTAAATAGTCCTCCTACAGGTGTGTTTGCTGGTCCGATTATTCCTCCGTTTTTTCTAGACATTATCTTGCCGTCCCCGCTGCTTTAGTTCCTGCTGTCACAAATGGATTTTCTGCAAAAGCCATGTAGATAAAATTATCTCCACTGTGATTGTGTGCAGATTCTGAAGTTCTACATTTAAAACCATTAGACAAAATATCAATATCAAAATCTCCATCTTCAGCATCACTTGCATTAGGAACTAATGTTTGATTTGTTTGATTAAATGGACTTCTTTTATTATCAATAAGTGTCCATTCATTCGTTCTAGAAGTGTTTTTTCGCATAATCCAAGCTGGTTTAAACCCTGTATAAACAAATGTTCCATCTGCATCTCCATTTCCTGTGTAGCTTCCGAACTTGCTAAATCCTTTTTTTTCTGCAAAACAGTAGGCAATTAAACCATCGCCACTTTTATTTACACCATTATTAGTTCCAATTGTAAAAACACTTGAAGTTGGCGAAGTATCATTCCACATATCAGCACTATCTTCTTTAGCACCAGTTGTACTTAAATTAATATTAAATTCATTACCTAAAGAATGATGAAATTGTCTCCAATTTTCAGTTGCTTCTCTATTTTTTACAATAATCCAATTAGGAGTTACACCTAATCCATGTCCAACTGTTGCACCGTTAGTCGCATTACCAGTATAACTCACAATACTAAATCCAGCAGTAGTATTTGCAGCTACAGTTGATGTTATGCTTCCATCTGTGTTTGATGAACCTGATGTGTTATCGGCTAACCAATTCCATGATACATAAGTGTCTGAACTATTATTATAATTTCCATCAGTTCCTAAAGTATAACCATCTGATGCAAAAGCTGTTAAACCATTAGATTCAGTTGATTCTACATTGTTTCCATTTGTAAATAATGCTTTTGTTACACCTCTAACACTATCAACTAATCTATGTCCTGTTGCACCATTTCTTTTTTTAGTCCACACCCAATCTGGTTGAAATCCAACTCCTGTTATACTTCTAGAAGAACTACCATCTCCTGTGTAAGTAATGGTATTAAAATAATCCGCTGGGTTATCTATTGTTGTATAAGCCATTATCCATACTCCGCTAAGTTTTTTGTATTAAGTGCAAAATAGCCACTAGGCACTGAATATTCAAAATTACCAAATCCATTTGCATCTGCATTACTAGATGAGATTGAAAATGCTGGACTACCAAAGTTTGCTTTTATAGTTGGAGTTTTAGTACTAAAATTATCTCCGACTATTATCATTAATTCTCCAGACAAATTACTAAATGCTGGATTAGAGCCTGTTGCTGGATTACCAGAATTTGCATAAGTACCATTTAAACCCCACCAAATTTTACTATTATCCATATCAATCGCTATTTGAATAATATCATCGTTTGAAAAACTTGTGCCAAAATAAGCAGTAGAGCCATTATTTCTTACAGTTCCATCATCTCCTCTAACTATCCAATTTTCAGATTGTGCAGAAGTATCTACTCCAGAATTTGTAAAATTAAAATTTGATGTAGCCACACCTATATAAGCACCATTTGCATCGTTTGTTAGCTTAAATTCTGCATACCATTTACCTGAATCAAATGCAAAAGTTGAAGTAGCGGTTGTATCACTACCACTTGTAGCACCTGAAACAACAACTGTATTTCCCTCTGAATAAGTTAATTGATCTTGCCTACCCATTCCAAAAATAGGATTAAATGTTGCAAAATTATTGCTGCAGGTATCAGTGGATTGATCGATAGATGTTAGGTTGTTCACAGTAAAGTCATTACCATTACCAGATACATCATCACCTAAAGCGGATGAATCAGAAAAATCCAATCTAAATCCGTTATTGCCATAGGTTCCAGCATAAGGTCTTGGTTCCCAGATATTTGTAACAGGATTAAATGCACCAAATGATGTTGGTTCTAGTTGTTGTCCATCAATAAATACATATTCTGCCATGTATCCATCAAAAAAATCGTTATCTTCTCCTTTTTGACCAATTTTCAAAACTACACTAGAATTATTAAAACCAAAATTTTGATTTTGACTTGGATTTGTTTCTGTTCCAAAACTTGTAACTTCTGAACCATTTACATATATTCTTACTCTTGAACTTGCTGTTGCTTGTGTTGTGTCTACTGATAAAACTATATGATACCAAGCTGATACATCTCTAAAAACTTGGTTTGTTGTTAATTGAGTTGTTGTACTTCCACCATCAATCATTCTTACTTCAAGTTTATCTACATCAAATACAAAATTTCCTCTGTTATTATCGTCAGTATGATAACCAAGTATTGATTTTGTTCCACCTAACGCACTTCTTTTAACCCAAACAGATAAAGTGCATTTATCATTATTTGTTGGTGTAGAATTTGTTGCATTTAAATACTCTAAACTGCCATCATCAAATCTTAATGAGTTAGCAATAGTTGTCTGAGGAAAAGCTAGAGGCCATGTAGATCCTGCTTGTGATTCAAACTGACTATCTAAAGACCATACACCTGAAGCAAGTGTCGTTGTTGGTGTATTTATTTTTCCTATGATTCCGCCGTTATTCTGGTCCATTAGCTACTCCGTTTCGCTTCATCAGTGGACTCCTACGCGTCGTCTATAGATTCATATGATACGAATAAATCTAAATCAGAGGCAGCTCCTGCTCCT